AGACTCTTCGTTGTATTATTCCACTGTAATAGATTTGGCAAAAACCAAGAGTGAAAGCCATCCAAGCCCAGAAGAAGTTATTAACAGCCAAGGTTTCAGCGTGGAAGCCATAACCACCACCCATAAGTATAGTGAGAGAGATAAACCAGAACCCCATACCAGAGGCTTGTTCAAGACCCCTACCATAGAAAGTAATAGCATCGGAGTCTTTAGAGTGTTCTTGTTCAGCAGTTAAAGAGTGAACTTTGGAATCTATTGCGAGTCCGATTTTATTAATGTCCATGAAAAGATTACCATAGTTAAGGTGTTAAAGAGAAACCATATGTAATTGCTAAAGTCACGCCCCCAGGTATTACCAGACAACCAAGAAGAGAACCATGTAGATTGAGCCACTAGGTAAATACCAGTAGTAAGTATTACCAACATAGTGATAGGTTGCTTATCAGAGAGTTTGGAAGAGCCGAAGAGGATAACACCAGTAGCAAGTATAAAGGGAATGATGTCGATATAGTGATGAAACATGTATTGATATTCCTTTGGTAAGAAAGAAGTATCAACTTGCTTATAGTCAGGTCCGAAGTTGTTTCGCCTGAAATATGAAATACTACGTAATTTAAGAACATTTAGGAAAAAAGGTATTCTTAAAGCTTTAAATTTCTTATCATACAAAAACACAAAAACAAAAGAGTCTGTTAGTTTAAGTATGAAAAAAAACTCTACGATATCGTTAAGAAATATATCCTAGCCCCTACCCCCACAGGTACCTTCCCCAAAGGTATCTATCATTATTCCGCCCCATTTATTATCCCTTATAATTATGGGGAAACTCTGTCGAGACTTTAGCAAAAAAAAAATAAGGATACCCCTCCCAACGCCCCTTCCATCATCCCAAAAGGGACAACAGAAGAGATGCTGGGAGGGGTTGTAATTATTTCTATAAGGTGATTACATCACCGCTTCCAGTGTGATAAGCACACCAGTTCGACTCCTTCTGGGTTAGGAAGCTTAGAGGCTTCTTCCCAGTATTCTTCAGCCACTACCACAACAGGATAGTAGCCTTCTTCAATGAACCCCACATGATGTACAGGGTCATACCGATACATAGAGTAAGGTAGGTTGCCAATGTTGCGAGTAAGGTTAGCCAGTTTCTGTTCTACAGGGTCTGTTACAACAAACTCTTTAGTCATATCCTTCCAGAGATACTTGATGAGTTCTTCTGTGAAGTCATCAATACCATAGACCGCGATTAGGTCTAAGTCCCGGTACTCTTTCTTGAAGTACTCTTTAGCAGTATCTGGTCGGGGCTTAAGTTTAATCTTAGTAGGCTTCTTATCAGTAGAGCCTTTGGGGCGTCCTGCCTTCTTCTTCTCAGTATCCATAGATGATTTCCTCATGTAGTTCCTCGAACCCGCCGATTAGCTGGAATACCTGTGGGACTGTTTTCACTTCCATGTCCTGTGTTAGGAATTTCTTCCAGACAGCATCATTAACACTGTCTCCAGAGGTAATGTCAACATACACATACTCCTTACCCTTGGCGTCTAGTAGGTCTTTAGCCTTGTCACAGTAAGAGCAGTTCTCACGACCAATAACCAGATACATTACTCGTCTTCCCCTTCTTCTTCTTCGTCGTTATCAAGAGCCAACATGAATCCTTCAGCGAAGAACTCAAAAAGCATATCCTCGATACTGGCAGAGGTGTCCATCTCGTATTCAGAGATAAAGTCTTCAAAAGCTGCTTCAACAACAGCTTCCAGTGTAGTCTCTAGTTCTTTAGTTACATCAGTCATTCTTCTAATCCTTCAAGTTCTTCTGTTGCCAGTGCAATCAGATGTAATAGTAGTTGTTTATCGTTAGTAGTGGCACCAGATACCATAACACCATCAATCATCAAAATAACGATAGCGTCATCAGAGAGTTCCTCACAGGCATTTAGTGCTGTATCGAGGGCCTCGTGCATGTAGTCTTCGTCTAAGGCATTGTCGTGTGATGCCTTTTCTTCTAGTTCTTTTTTGGCTTTGAACCTATCAAGCAGGTTGATGATTACAGACATAGTCACCTCTTTACAGTGGGAGGAAGCTGAAGTAAGTTAGGATTACTACAGCTGCGTAAACCAAGGCGAGTTGAATTACGATACGAACAGTAGCCCCAAGGATAACCCCTGTTGCCTTCGCGATTTTCTCTAGGGTAGTATTAACCATTGTTGTTTGTCTCCAAGTTTTCATAAGGGTTTACGATTTCGTCGATAATGTTATAGTGTTTAGCTTCGTTAGCATTCATCCACACATCAGTAGGGCAGAGGAGCTTCTTGCGGATTTTCTTAACTGTTAGCCCTGTGCAGGCTTGGTAGTGTTGTTCCATCCAAGCGGAGGTGTGCTCAAAGGATTTCATTCGACCATATAGCTCATGTTCTTTACCACCAGACCCTGCTGAGTATTGGTGGGACATGATTTGAGCTGTAATGGAAGCTGTTCGGCGCTTACCCGCCATGAGAGTAACAACACCACAAGATGCTGCCATGCCTGTACAGAAGGTATCCACGGGGATTTCCGAGGACAACATAGCATCAATCAAGGTTAAACAGGAGTCAATACGACCCCCCGGACTGTTGATGATAAGTGTGATGCGTTCTGGCTGAAGCCCTTCCTCCATCAGGTTGTACTCCATGATAGAGTGTACCAGAGGGATTACCGTTTCTTGATTGAAGCTGTCCGCTAGAGTGAGGATGCCGTTCTTGTACAAGTAAGACCCTTGCTGTTTAAGGCTGGAGGTAAGTGGGGTTGGGCCTTCTGTAGACTTATTCTTCTTATTGTTTTTCTTAGACTTGTTTACGAAGTTAATCATTTTGAAAGTTCCTTTTCAAACTCACGAAGACGCTTATATACAGAAAGTAGTTCAATAATAGTTGACCAAGACTTGAAGAGATACATCATAGAGCCTTCAACACGCCCAAAGGCACGAAGGATTTGTTGCATAACACCAAGGCTGATAGCGCCCCCTACAATAGCGGGGGCAAGGACAACATAGCCTACAAGAACGTTAGCTTGTAAGCAGGATAGACGTGCTACGTTAAACCACATATATCGGAAGTAGTTAGTGTAGTGAATCTTACGAACATCATCGAAGATTTCGTTTAGAGTCTTTGGACGAACAGTATTGTCGTCTTCCGCCTTAACTAGTATCTTACGGTAAGCAGCTTCTTTGGCTTGGATATCATATTCGATATTAACCAGACGCAAGAGCTGACCTACAACAAGTAATACTACAGTAATGCCTACTGACCAGATAATGGCAGAGGCTACAAGGCCATACTCCCACTCACCAAAGAACGTTACGGTGAGACCCATAGAAAGACCCATGAGAATAGGGAAGAAGGCAATTAGAACCATGATAGCTTCGATAAAGCTAGTGCCAAGACCTTCCATGATACGAGAGAACTTTACAGTATCTTCTTGTACACGTTGGGAGGCACCTTCGACTAAACGAGCCTTGTGGAATAGCTCATGGTATTTCTCAACCATAGAAGTCCGCCAGCGGAACAACCAGTGCTGAGTAAAGAAAGAAACTCCGAGAGCTACAGCGATGTAGACAGCGGCAATCTTAAAGAAAGTTAGTAGCTCTGCATAGTAGGCAGTAAGGGTGATGTCTCCCTCACCTTTCAGAGCCTGTTGAATGAGGTCGTAGAAACCGCCGAACCATTCGTTAATCTGAACGTCCAGCTGTACTTGATACCACAGTGTAGCGAGAATAAAGGCTGAGCCCAAGTAGGCCCAAAGGAACCATTGACGTGATTTAAAAAAGTCAAACATAGTATATCTCCTTTGTTAGCAGTTGTTTAGCACTGTATGCTGATATCCAGTACGAGTGTGGGGGAACTCCCCAGAGCGTAGCTTAGTAATCTCTGACCCGTCATCTATTACAATGAACTTACAGGTTGATGTCTTCGCCATAATATCATTAGCAAAGAGAACAGAGACCCCTTGCTGAGACAAGTACACAGACATGTCGAGGTAAGCCTTTCCAAAGTTTTGGGCGATGTCTAAGATTGTTACGTTAGTAGGCACCAGCATCAAGTAAGGTGCGTGAAACCAAAGCTCACCATCAACGATGATTCGTTCAGCGCCCAAGGTAGCAAAGGCACAGGCAGATACACAGATGGCCCCTTCAGGTACAATTACGTTAGCACCTTCGCTTCGGATAACCCGCCCAAGAGCCATCCCAGAGTAGTAGCTACCCCCCGGCCCAGACAAGATTACTGTAAGCACCTCATTGGAACTCATAGCCAAGTAAGTGGCTTGAACTTGGTATTGGGTGGTTGGCCCTGACACAGTAAGACTTCGTGTAGTTTCGTCGTAGCTAACCGCTGCCGAAGCAGAACCAGCCACAAGAGTAAGAAAGATAGTTGTTAAGATTGATTTAAACATTTCATTTCCTTTCGGTTTGGAGCAGTTTAAAAACTTGCTCAGGTTTTGTAGGCTTAGAGTATTTCGCAGGCACCTCCAACACAGGCAAGGTTTTGAGCACCTTCAGTATTGTCTTCGAATTCATACTCGGAAAGCTTGGAGAAGTCTACTGTTGGCATAGCAGCTACAGCAGCATCAAATTCTTCCTTAGTACAAGGTTGGTAAGGTGCCTGAGCGTAGGTGTGCTCAGAGTAAGGCAGGAAGCTTACACCAGTGATGTGGTCGAAGTTCTGATAGACCCAGTCACCGACTGTCATCCATTCATCTTCCTTGACATAGACAGTAACACTCACAGAATGTTCTGACCAATGCTTCTGGAAGATTAACCAGTTCTCCAGTTGTTCGATAGCTGTCTGCTCGTTAGCCAAAGTAGCACCTGCTGGTGATTTGATGGGGAACGAGAAGATAGTTGTCTTGTTAGGGTTCATCGCATCAGGCTCGTTAGGGACGCCTTGTGCTTTGAGCATTTCTGTTAGTGGGTCGTTGTTAGCTTGACGAACTGTCCGAATGTAGTAAGGAGAGAACCGTCCGTGAATACCCGAAGAGCTATCAACCAACTGGCTAACAGTGCCAGAGGGCTTGATTGTAGTGATAGCTGTAGCAGGGTTAATGTCAAGCTTTCGAGCGTATTCGACGTTTACTTCCTGTGCATAATCCCGAAGACGTTCAAGCATCTTAGGGTCTGGATTACGAAGAATCTTACAGTCTTGAATACCTGTCAGGCTTACACCCAGCAGACGCTCATCTTCACAGTTCTTCTGCCAAATCTTACGAACATACTTAAACTCTGTTAAGGAGGCTTGTAGTGTTCCCAAGATAGTGGCCAGCTTAACCTTACGCTTTAGGTCTTCTTCTGTGTCATCAACACGACAGACTACCTCTGAAAGGTTGCATAACTGATTGGAACGTAACTGAATTTCTGCACAAGGATTTGTGCCCCGTAGCAAGTCAGCGTTACGACGTTCAGGTGCAAAGGCACGAGCGCCAGCACGGTTAAAGATACCACGTTCACCAGAACCTGATTTCATTAGAGCAGTCCACTCATCCATAAACACCATCATAGACGGCTTAGAGTCGTAGGCTGCGGAGTTGTTAGCCAAGGCACGGTGTGAAGCAGTTTCCCACCAACGACCAGACTTACAGTCACGTAGTTCAGGGTCTCCAAGGTCTGATAGGGAGATGAGTGCAGAGCGACGGACACCGCCAACTACTACTACTTCAGCAATCTTACAAACAATGTCGTGGATTTCCTGTGGAGTTAGTTTACGACCCGCTGCCTTCTTAAAGATAGCTGTTACAAAGGACATAAGGTCTTGCAGTGGTGCTGGACCAGAAGCCCGACCACCCATAGTTTTAAGACGAGCGCCTTCAGGACGAATCTTAGAGAAGTCCCACTGGTGCATGTTGCCAAGGTATAGTTCAGCAATTAGCTTACGTAGAGACTTAGCCCAACCCTCTGAAGAGTCCTCAATTTGGATTGTTCGTTCAGAGAGGTTGAAAGTGTCATTAACAATAGGAAGCTTGTTACCTGTGATTTGTTGTGCTCCGAAGCCTACGCCAGTGCCTGACATAAGGATGTAGAGTACTTCATCGAACACACGAATGTGGTCAACGTCCGTAAAGGAGCAGTTATAAGCCCGAAACGGGTTTTGGTCGATAGCTGGACCACTCGCCCACATCGCTCTCATCGAGCCCATGACCTCGCGGTTATAAACGGCATCTCGCAGTGATGCAAACTCTTCTTCGTTTATTGTGTTATCGCCAACCTTACCTCTCCAGAAGTTAACCATACGGTCAACTGTTTCCGCCCAAGTTTCACGGCGACCCTCAGTCTCTAGATAACGGGAGTAGCGCGACAGGTGTATAAAGCTCTCATAGTTGTTCATTCGGTTATTTCCTTACAGTTGTTGAAGTGCCAGCGTTGCATGGCGACATTTTGTCCGACCTTACCGCAGTGGGGGCATTTGGCCTTCTCTTTATTTCTCAGTTTAAGTGCCATAGACACTGGTTCTTTTGTTAGTTCCCGTATACGGTCTAGGAGCCCACTCTCAACGTTCTTCTTACCTTGTATGTAGCCGTACGTATTTAGTTTGTTAGCGGCCCAGTTGTTTGCTGCCCTACCTCCTTTGGAACAATTCTCTTTGCTTCCAAAAGGGTGTTCCGGGTCGGCAATCATGCGCATTGCATTCTCTTTCTGAGAGCGTGTTACCATCTCGTCTTTACCTATAGTTTTTTCAAGACCTAGATAAGCAATCCTGTCGTATTCATCCCCGTGTGTGATATAGCGTATCCTGTGAAGATAAGCGTGTACACTTACAGAACACAACAGAAGGTTACTTTTATCATTAGTACCTCCTGCGTGTCTTGGGAGGACGTGGTGTTTGTGTAGTATCATTGGTTAGCCGCCCGAATTCTTACAATTCTTTTGTTTCTTCAATTTCGGTTAGCAGGTCTTCGATATCTTCATAGTAGTCGTCATCCTCGATGTCATCCTCATCGTCATAACAAGTGTAGATGACCTCATCTCGGATAATAGTGTCTTGGCCTGTTGTAATCAGAACCCAAGCCCAACGCAAGAATTCTTTCTCTTCGGCGTTCCACTTAGTTGAGTGTGTAGTAGATGCTGCTAGGAAACGATTACAATGGTCTTCGTTCTTAATAGCTGTCGCCATAAAGTCGTTAGCATAGTGCCAAGCTTTGTGGAATTTAGGGTCGATATCGTCAATTGAAAAGTTGTTCATTTTGTTTTCCTCAAAGCTTTTCTGATTTCTTTTATTTCAACAGTAGTGGATTCTATCATTTTGTAGACAATACCTGTGTCTTCAGTATCCACAGTCCAATCGTAATTGTCACAAAGATTGTTGTATTCTAATTGAAGTTTGTCTCGCCTTTCTATAAGAATGTTTAGATTTTTTAAAGCAGAATCCGAGGCTTTTAACATTTGTTTTCCTTTAGTGTAGTGTCCTTTTTAACACAGGCGCAAGTGCCTCGTGAGCGTACCAATACAGTACTTGGTTTTCTTCGGGGTCGTCATAATAATCTTCTAATGCGCCTTCAACATATTCAGCAACGTAAGGTGATAGTTGTGATAAATCACACTTTCCGTCTACTGCCATGTTGAGGATAATACTGATTAAGATTGCGTCTTGTTCTGTCATCATTACTCCAATACAAAGAATAGAGTTACACACTCTTGTGAGTGCTTTATTATCATCAGTTTCATGTTAGATACCTTATTAGAGCCTCTAGTCTTTCAACAGAGTCTTTTACCTTCCCCAGAGCACAGTTGCAGTGACCACAGATAATACCTCTGATATGCCCTTTATCGTGGCAGTGGTCAACTACCGCTTGGTGACTTGCTAAAGCCCCCTCGTTCCTCTTAGCAAAGGCTATTTCACTGCCACAAGCCTTGCAACAACCCCCTTGGTTGGAAAGCATTGCGTCTCTCTGAGGCACAGTAATTCCGTACCTCTTTATGTTACCTGCACAAGCAGAACACCTGTTGTATACTTGTTTGTAGCCCTTAGTAGATACTGTAGAGTTTTGAACGGGATTGTTACAACCCTCGTGTTTACACACGCATAAATTGTCCAGAGCCTTGGCTTGTGGCTTCGTCGTCATAATCAACTCCTTTCGCGAGCCTGCCCGTAGAGAAGTCATAAGATAACGCACCACTAGGCCCTGTTAAACCAGTATAACGACATTTGAGGACTTTGGTTTTGATTGTGTTTCTTTTAATCTCATCGGCGCTCCCTACGTCTCTTGAGAAGGCAATGATGTCATTACTAATTTGTTTGATAGAACCTGAACCCCTTATGTCGTCCATTGAGGGTAATTTGCCTTCTTCGAAAGACTTACCCTTGTTGTCTGTCTTGCGCAAGTGACTGATAAGGCCAATCCAGACGTTATGCTTTTTAGAAAGGCGCAGTAGCTGGTTCATAATCAAGTCCGTGGCCTCGTTTCCAGTTAGACCTTCAGCACCCTCCGATGCTAGAATTGTGATGTGGTCAACAAAGAGATACTTAGCACCGCTGAGACACATGTATTCAAGGAAGTCCATAATAGAGCCATCAGAGATAGACCCTTGGTGGTCAAGGACGAGTACACGGTCATCTCCAAATACCTTGTCATAACCTTCTTTGAGTTCTTCAAGTGGAATCTCCTCTGCTGCTGTGTTACGATTAAGCGCCATACCTGACATCTTACGGGCTGTTTCTGCTGGCGATTCCTCTAGGGATATAATACCAATCTTATCAGGTGTAGTGTCTAACAGGTGGAAGGCAATCTCGCGTAGTAGCGTAGATTTGCCGGAACCAGTACCTGAAGTCCACAAGGTAATTTCACCGAAGCGCATACCCTTTAGCTTGTCATTCAAACCATCCATGAAGGGTGGGTAAGGGACAGACTCAAGGGAGTTGTAGGTGATTAGTTGTTCCCATAGCTCATCTTTACCCAAGATACCTGCAGGGGTGTAGTCACAGGCATCATAGATAGCTTTTAGAACTTTGTCGGGGTCTTTAACCCAAGTGTCACTAGCATCCTTATCAGCTGTTTTAGCAACCTTAACCTTGTCATAACCGATGATACGTGCTGCTTCTTTCATAGCCTCTTGGCCGGGGCCATCGCTATCAAACCAGATAATAACCTCATCGAAGTTACGAATCCACTCACGTTCTTCTACTAAGTCTTTTAAGGACGTAGAAGAGCGAACAGAAACAACAGGATAGAAAGTATCATAACGCTTTTGCCAAGCAGAGGCAACAGCCAGAGTATCTAGCTCTCCTTCGGTGATTACTAAGCGTTTACCGCCGTTAAACAAGTGTTGTCCGAAGAGACCACCGTTTACTTTGCCAACGTTAGCTTTAAACTCTTTGGGAAGCTGTCTTACTTTATAGCCTGTTAGTTCCCCTTCTTTGTGGTAAGGGTAGTAGTGAGCGTCAATGGCACCATCAATGTCATAGGACACTTTAACGCCATAATACTCAGCTACTGTCTTGTTAATGTTTCGTTCACGGAAACCCCGTATAGGGTAATCCTCAGAGACTTCGCGGAGACTTGGCCCCCATGAGTTCTCAACGGCTTCGAATCCTGATTCGTTATCCATAGGTTTAACATAGTCTCCTTTCGCTTTGTGTGATTTCCTGCAACTGAAGCAGAAGGTGGAACCATCATCATAGATTTGAAGAGGGTCGGAGCCACCGCAGTCATTGCAAGGTTGATTCTTAGTAACTATTCGACCCATAACTTACTCCTCTAGATTACCAACATATATGCTTGCACAGAAATCAGAGACTTCTTTTAGCACAAAATAGAGCAACAAGCTTGCCAGTAGCTCGAATTCAATGAACCCAAGCAGACCAATCAAGCCCATAACTAAACAAGCTAAAGCGAGAAGATAACTCCCCATTGCGATGCTTTTCATAGTTAGTATTTCCTTTTGATTGCTTTGATATACTTACGAGTATTGTCAGTGACAGCTTCTTTAGGTACAAACCTAATAGCTGCGATTTGTCGGTTGTAGAATCGGGGGGTCTTGTTGTCTTCTAACATCTCAGTCATAGACTCTGAAACCATTTGAGAGTAGGCCTCAGAATAGTACAAGCCACCTTTTGTGTTATAGACATCTACAATCTCGAACTTAAACTTATCGTGTCCTTGTTTTGCGATATCAGCTTTGAGATGTACTGACGAACCTGTGTAGGTCCGCCATGTCATTTCTTTACCATAGGTTACTGATTTCTTCTTACCTCCGTGGAAGAATTGTTTCTTACCCCAATAGAACTGGTTTGTTTCTGTGTTTTGTATACAGTACAAAAAGCCAAATACATCAGAAGGATTAAACTTAAACTTACAGTCCCAATGACCGATTTCATCCTTTGATAGCGGCTTCGTATACTTCTTGTTTGACTTTGAAGTGGTCATTGATTTTTCTCCAGATGTGAATTAGGCGACCATTGGCAACCATGTAGGCATAGCCCTCATCGCCGTAAACGTCATGATAAGCACGGCATACTACATCACGCATTTCTTTGTGAGTAGTAGCGCCTTCTAACATCTTCTTAGCTTTGACAGGTCCAACCTTCCACAAGCCCGGTATGGCGTCAACACTGTCCCCTGTTAGTACTTGTTGCCAGTAGAACCGACCTGCATACTCTTCATCAATCTGGTAAATCTTCTTTGTTCGTGGGTTATAGTGAGTACCAACAATACAATGTAAGTCTTTATCAACAGAAACAACAGCACAGTTAATACCTGCTGCCTTACATTCCAAAGCCCATACACGTACTAGGTCATCAGCTTCACAGTTATCAGACTCCACAGAGCCTTCTAGTTTACTAGCCCAAGACTTCAAGTCATTAAACCAATCAGGTCTATTGTCTTTGGCTTTCTTCCGATTCCCTTTATAGTCAGAGAACAGGTCCAATCGAAAGTTGTCAGGACCACCAATGGCCATAACGTAGTCTGTAGTAAACAAGCTATTAATAACATCATCTACGAGTTCTTGGAACTTGGTCTTTGCTTCTTCTAGTGATTCACTCTTCCAGATAGCCATGTACACTAGAACATCGCCGTCAATTATAGCCATAGTCATAGTAATATTCCTTTAGTTAGGAGAGACCCTTGGTCATTATTCCGCCCTATTTTGGGCTTTATTTTTATCAAGCATTAAGCATAACCTCTAACGCCTTCTTTACAAGTCGTGCTTCTCTGCGGGAGTCCATGAAGACTAAAATATTCTTTTCTTTTACAGACACAACCCATCCTTCCCAAAACTTTCTGTCTTCAATTTTTGCTTTTATCATGTAGTTACCCTTCATATTTAGTGACATCTAAACCCAAACGTCTACACAGTTCTAGGCCATCTTCACCCTTGTAGTCTGAATGATAGACCACACGTACAAAGCCAGACTGTACGATAAGACGACTACACTTAATGCAAGGTGCAAAATTGCAGTAAAGAGTAGCTCCGTCGCTTGAACTACCTGATTTCGCCAGTTTAGCGACGAGGTTTTCTTCAGCGTGGAGGACGCAGTCTTTCGTGCTTCCTGTAGTTTCATCGATATCTTCATTTGTGTACCACCCTGTTGGTGTTCCATTGACTCCAAAGCCGATAACGTTACCGTTGTTAACAGCAACAACACCTACTTTGAGTTTACTTGCCTTTGATTGTTTAGCTGAGGCGTGGGCCATAGCCATAAACAAACCATCCCATGTCTCATTTGCCATAGAATTCACGTTTTGTCAGTTTGTCACGGTTGATTTCCATAAGCTCAGTCAGGCTACTACCTTCGTACTTAGCCATGACAGTGATATACCAGAGGACGTCTCCTAGCTCGTCTAGTAGCCCCTCGCGTGTTCCGTGGGCGTTTGCCTCCAAGACCTCGTAGACCTCTTCTTTGAGGCCCTTTTCGAGCGCATCGTGGTGACGGTGGCCCGGTGTAAAGAAGCTGATTGCCAGTTCCTCATATACTTCATTTTGCATAGTATGCCCCTTCAGGTGAGTTTAGCGCCGATACAATATCTTTTAGTTGTTGCATCGACATTTCAATCAAGTCATAGCCTTGGATTTCCTCGCTCCACTGGCGAAAGAATACAGACTGTTCGTCAAGGTGTACTTCTACATCCTCTTGTTTACAATTCTGGTCCAGTGTAGTGATTACTGTACCATTAAACTCGTGTTCTACTGTATACATTCTTTATCCTTTTGAAGTTACCACTTTCGTACTTTCCAGTAAGCCCAACAACGCATACAGTGTTCTTCTCCACAGAAGGCGTCTATGAACAGGCTTAAGTTTCGTTTACCAGCACGTTTAGCTTCGTGTTGACGGGCTGAAAAGGTTTGACCAATTGCCCCTCCTGATAAAACGTTAAAGAGCATTGAGAGGGCAATACCCACTCTAAAAAAATAACTTTTCATAACTAGTCCTTTTCTAAGTCAGTTGCTGCTTGTTCGCAGGAGACTGAGGTCAATCATTATGCGTCGGACCCATTAGCGAAGCCTTCCGCGTAGCCTTCATCACGACCTTCGTCATAACCCGCTTCACGGCCACTGTCATAGCCACCTTCGTAACCCTCTTCACGACCGTCTTCACGACCTTCGTCATAACCCGCTTCACGGCCACTGTCATAGCCGCCCTCATAATGGGCTTCTGCTTCTGTAGTACACCCTGACATAGCCTCTACGACACACGCCTCTTCCAAGTCTTCGAGTAGTGCCACAAGGTCAAGGTCTAGCTCCAGAGTATCGTGGCCTTTGACCTCTGTGTAAAAACGGTCAAACATTATGCGAATAGTTTCTTCTACTGAGTAAGTTGCAGTCATTGTGTTTCTCCAATACGTTCCATTTCAATCATTACAGCTACGTCGTTAACAGCTGACCCGTCAGTGTATTCTCCTTCTAACTCCATGTCTACGCCAATCATGTCGTAGCCATACGAGTCAAGAAGTTTGTTAGCCAAGTCGTTATAATCTAAGGCTTCACTCATTTCGATAAAGACTACACCTTCTTCAGACTCATACCAACCTGAAATTTGGATTTCATCATAGTTCATTGTGTTTCTCCATTGTTTAGTTCAGCATAATAAGCATCACGAGCACGATAAGCAGCATCATAAGCGGTATAAGCAGCATCCCAAGCAGCATCAGAAGCAGCCTTCAGTTCTTCTAGTTTAGTCATTGGCTTGTTCCTTTGTTGGTTTAGTTCAGCTTGATAAGCATCACGGGCAGCATCAGCAGCAACACGAGCAGCATCATAAGCATTATAAGCAGCAGCAGCCTCAGCATCAGCAGCACGATGAGCAGCATAAGCGTCAGCATAAGCAGCTTCAGAAACAGCATAAGCATCACGAGCATCATAAGCGTCAGCATCAGCAGCAACATGAGCAGCTTTTAGTTCCTCTAGTTTAGTCATTTGTTTGTTTCCTTTTTCAGTTCAGCTTCATACGCAATCCAAGCATCAGAAGCAGCCCAAGCATCCTCACGAGCAGCATCAGCAGCAGCATCAGCAGCATCACGTTTAGCATCAGCAGCTGCCTTTAGTTCCTCTAGTTTAGTCATTAGGTTGTTCCTTTGTTTTATAATAACGCTCATAGATGTTTACAAGCCCCTTCTTATCGGGGTGTTTCCGAACCCACATACCTGTAGCGGGTTCAAAGTGTTTCTTAAAGAAGGTATCCATCTTGCGATTACCAGTAGCTATACTAGTATCAACAAGGTAGGACAACCTATCAAACTCCGCATCAGGCATTATGCTGTCGCTCTTATACTCGTAAGCAAAAGCAGCAACAGATAGTTTGATGCGAAGTCTTATTTGTTCACTCTTCGACTGCAAAGTAGGTGTTGGTTGATTGGACATAGGTCCACCCCTTCTGTGTCATAGCGTAGTCTTTAGTAACCCTTTTCATAGGCCCTGTAGTTTCTACTGTCTTGTCTGCGTACTCAAGAGTACAGGGTTGACGAGTATCACCGGGAACATGCATGATACATGTTTGGCCTTTAGTGAAGTCCAGAGTTTCCACTAGGAAGCGGTAATCTTTCTCATCCATTAGGTAAGACGCCTCCAAGACACCCTCCCAAGAACCGATACACTGAACAAAGGAGCCTTTAAGAGTTCCCATAGCTCGCGCAGTGTCAATGTGTCGCATAAACTTGGCAACAGTGTGGAGGTCTGTGTTGTCGTCAATAGCGAATAGAATTTTATTAAACATCATTTGTGTTTCTCCAGATATTTGATTGCTGATTTTAAGTAGCCTATATTATCTTCTGCTTTACCTAGCATTAGGTTGCACTTCCCACAGAGAATGCCTCTTGTTTTTCCAGAAGTGTGGCAGTGGTCTACTACTGCATAGTGTCTTCCGACTACTGCGGCGTTCCGATGGTTCCCTTTACTTGGAAGCTCCATTTTACTATCACATATGGCACAACATCCCTTTTGTGAATCCAGTAACCCCTGCCGCGTATGTATAGCCAACCCATATTTACGGATTAACCCTTGCTCTAGTTTACATTCTCTGCAGTAGGTCTGGTAGCCATCCCGTGTTTTGGTTGCCTTTACATACTCTGTATACGGTTTTGTGTTGCCAAATCTATTACACAACCTCATATCAATGCACCTGCATATAGTCGTCGCCTATGTGGCAGTCACCACACTCCATTATATTCACCCCTAAAGCTTTGGGTGCTTCTTTGAAACAGTGCATAATAATTTCTCTCGCTTGTTCTGCTTGGTCCTCACGAACTTCGTAAGTAACCTCGTCGTGGTACATCAACAAGATGCTTTGGTCAAGACCAGCTTTAGCCAGCTCTTCCTCAACCATGATGATAGTATACTTCATAACAACAGCTTCAGCACCTTGGATAAGGTAGTTAAGTGCTTTGTGCTGTGACTCCGTATAAATAGGTCTGTCATCTAGACCGGGGATGAACCCTTGTTGGTCAACGATGTTCTTAACCTTATCAATCAACGCACCCAAGGCAGGGAACGCAGCAGTAAACTTCTTCTTTAGCTTGTTGCCCTCTTTATCACTAACACCAAGGATAGAACCAAGCTTCTTACCACCTGCACCATAGAGGTATGCAAAGATAAACGGCTTAGCGTCATTACGAGAACAACCGAGAATGTCTGCGTTCTTCTGGTGGATGTCACCTTCAAGAACCTCTCGTGTATAGTTGTCATCGCCCATAAAGTGAGCCAGAAGCCGAAGTTGACAACCAGCAGAGTCGGCACTAACAAGCTTGTATCCTGAACGAGCAATAAACAACTTCCTGATTTCAGGGCCGAGTACAGCTTTTCCAGAGGGCAAGTTAGCGATAATCTTGTGTGTCTGACGGAACGTAGGTGTTCCAACATTAAACACATCACCGTGTAGTCGTGAGTTCTCATCGATATGTGGGAACCAACCCTTCATAACCGAGTGACGGCTACGTAGAGTATAGTACTCAGATAAGACTTCCCCTACCTTTCCTAGTGGTGCCAAGGAACTGTCGGACAACTTTGCTGAGACTTTAACGAACTGTCCGTTGACTTTTTTCCAGTTCCACTCGTCTGGCTTCCACCCGATTGTGTAAAGGTATTCTTTAACAGTATTTGTGTTACCAACATCACCACCCACGAACTCAATACGGCAATAAGGCCCCACGGTGGGGAGGAGTTCGGGAGTATCGAGGCCAAGGACACTATCAGCAGGGATGCCAAACCAACGCTTAGTGTGACTATCGAGCTTTCCAGCTTTAGTGAATTTCGGCGACTTAGCTGGGATTTCCGTTGGTATTCCATCAGAGATGTCCTTTCTTGCTTTTACTACAGAACCATCAGGAGAAGCCACCATCTGACCAAGAAGGCCATTGATGTAAATCTCGTGAGAGTTCATCTTTCCTTCAAGGGTCTTCATCAGAGCCTCTGCTGACTCTTTGTCGAAGAGCCAACCGTTCTGACACTGTTTAACCATGATGCGGTCCATCTCCATCTCAGAGCGCAAGGCTTTAAGAATAGACTTAGAACCGAAGTGGTCAATAGCTAACTTGGTTTCCCGTAGTAGTTCTTTGTATACACGAGTTCCTAATCTCACATCTTGCATCATGTACACAAACATATCTTCGTTATACTCTTCGAAGCCCCCTGTGTAGTCTCCTTTCTGGTCTCCGAAGTGAATGCCCCACTGTTTAAGTGAGTGTCCGAAGCCAAAGCGAGTATAGCACAAAACCTGAGACATAACCTTAGTACACTGTACTGTGGCTTTAGGTTCCCAAGGCTTGTTGAAGTACTTCTTGGAGAGAATGTTAAGAGCGGGGATGTCATAGCCAAAGGCGTTATGGGCTACAATTACTTTTGCTTTGTCTAGCAGGTCAAGGAATTCTTGTAGTTGGTCTTGTTTAAACCAATACTCCTCTCCTGTGTCTACGTCTTTAGCGCCACTACAGTGGAACTTCGTTAGGCCGGGTAATAGGTTGTTACCTTCAATATCAAAAACTAATTTCATAAGGTTTCCTAGCTTATTAGTTATAGGTTTCTAGTTATTCTTCGTAAGTCTTAAACACCATCTCTGCTTCAGCGTCTCGGAAGACCTCATAAGCTTCAGATGCTCGCAACACTGCCGTTCCAATAGTATACAGCGGGTGAATCTTGCGATAAGCTTTAGCCATCTCGCGGACTTGTTTAGCTTTTAGTGAGTTAATCATTTAAGCAGTTCCCTTATTCTGAATTTGATAGACTCTAGGTCATCGGCGATGTCGTCTAGTTCCTGTGACTCATGGTGGGAGGTTTCCGCCATATAGTGCATGGCAGTCTGAACACCTCGCAAGGCCCGTACAATATCCTCGCGGAGGCTATGGGTCAGTTTTTCTTGGTTGAAAGCATCGATATCATCTTGACTAATCATTTACTTTCCTTTCACTGTGTTAACTAAACGAGTAGCATACCATTCAATCTTAGTGGCATCCTGCTCCATTGCATCTTTCTTACCAACACGCAGGGCATACTTGAGAATCTGACCTACAAGGTGAGACTCAACACCTGACAAGTGAGCCAGCGCCTTATCACAGAGGTCCATGTATTCAATACCCTTGGGGTAGTCAGCATAGTCGTCTGGTGAGAAGAGCTTGTAATGTTTAGGGTTGATGATAGAGTCTTTAACTTCAGCGGTCATTCCTGAGAAGTCACCGTGGAAGTCGAGTTCTGTTGTTGTATCTGACAAATCGTCTGTTAGAGGTAGGTCGATTTCGCCATAGTTGGTCTCAACAATATCCATGCCATCTGCCTCTTGCTTCATCATCTCATTCATAATACGCTTCTCCACTCGGTTGTAAGGTTTCTCTTCTTCCATAAGCTCAAGTGACCAGCCTTGGATGTCGTTTACGTTTCTCAAGACAGCCGTGTTTGAAGTAGAACCCTTCGTATAGACTACGATTTCGCAGCTACCCCGAAGTTTACCCTCGTTGAACAGGTCTATGGCGGTTTGCCAGTTGGTGGTTTCTGTACTGTCACAGTAACCGTAGTTACCCTGAGTGATGATTCTGTAAGTGTAAGTCATTATAGTACTCCTGATTGGTGTGCGTAAGCACCTATGATTGGTTTTCCTTCGAAGTCTTTCCTCAGTACTGCGTAGGGGGCTCCAGAGACAGCCTCTCCTGTAGCCTTGACATAGAAGCTAGCCCCAAGGTAGGGGTTGTAGCTCACAGCCACAGACGGACCACTCTCTAAGCCTACGCTGTCTACTACCTCGCCTACTGCGAAAGAGTGGACGTTCTTCTTTTTCTCATTTAGAACTTTTTGGCGTCCTGCCTCTCGGACAGTAAACTTTACGTTCTTCAAGATGACGTGGTCAGTGTGTTTGATTACCCGCCCGTAGTCTTCTTTGTTGCGTGATTGCAAAGAGAAGGTGTGTTTGTGTAAGTTGTAGTACACGGCTACTTTCATAGGACACGCTCCTCGGTAATTACTACTTTGTAGATTTCAGCACAGTCATCATCGAGTGCATGTAAGCTTTCTTCCTTACACGCCTCGTAAGACCCCTCGTGTAAAAGGCTTCCGTCGATGTATAGTTCGTATAGTGTTTCACGATGTTCAATCATAGGTTAAACTCCATTTTAAATGCTGATATTGCTTCTGTTTTAGTGTAGCCAATATAACGACGACTTTCACGGTATCCGCCAATCATCATACTAACACGCCACGCTGCTGTGCTTGGGCATCTGTCTATAGTCATAGGTATCCCCCTGCTACTGTGTTCCAGATACGTCTGTTGTATTTGTTGTTGTAACCTTCTGGGCGTAAGAAGTTCTCAATATCAAGGGCTTCGGTTCGACTAAGATTACTATCAATAAGCTTGAGGCCAAGTTGATTTTTAAAATCTAGCATCCTAATCATCTTTAGCATAAACCGCTCTGATTTACGAAGACCCTGACCTATTTCCCAACCCTCAATATCATAGCGTTGGTTTACAAGCTCCAAGGTGGGGTATGGAGCAACACCTACACCACCCCAACGGAAGCTAGAAGGCGTCCAGCCTCGTGCTGGGCCAGTATAATACCAGTGGTATACTAGGTATTTCCCTGTTCTGTTGCTATAGTGAAAGTCCTTCATTTCTTCTGATTCCCAGTTGTTAGACATTAGTAGTACTCCTTTTGTTAGTCGTCCAAGTCGTTATAGTTTAGAACCTCAATCAGATGTCCTCTTAGCGCCTCTAATTCTACATACCAAACGATTCGTTCAGAATAGCCCCCGATGCGTCCAGAGATACTCGAAACAATGTTCATCATGTCTCTCATGGCATGTGCTGACATAAAAAGATGGGGTTCTTCTGGTGATTGGTAGAATGTAGGGTTGTCTAGCATTTTTTGAGGTTCGTCTAGGTTGTCTTGGTCCAAGATAAAGAACCGTGCGATTTCTAAGCCTTTATATGTCATTAGTAGTACTCCTTTACTGCGTCAAGCGCATCATACAAGTTGTAGTGTTTCTCTGTAGCCATTGCTTCGTAGAAAGGATGGACAAAGTCACCCTCTGCAGCCCACAAGATAATAATCTTATTCTTCATGTGAGCAAACATGAGTTCCATACTCGTACCTGTACCACGACCAGAGTCACGGCGAACATCGGCCAACACAACACGGCTATCCGCAATGTCATGTAAGTCTTGTTTAAAGATACGTTTACAGATGTTCATAGTCTTAGTGACGTCTTGTAGGTTGTCACCAAGCTGGTCATGGAAGCTAACCCGCCGTGTCGGGTCTAGAGTGGCGATGTCCGCCATGTCCAGATACTCTGTTGCCCGTAGTCGCCAGTTAGTCATTGCCTCTGTGGTGCAATCTTCCATAGGCCCAGCTAGGTATACTTGATTTTTCATAATAGTTCTCCTTTATTTGTGAAGTTTGCGATGAACGTCTTTTGGTACCCAAATTAAGTTTTCGAACCTGTCATCGGCTGGGTCTAAGTTTATATGATGAACGTCAAATTCCTCGTGGTCATCTCTCCAGTTGTGAGTTAACATAACAAGTCGATAGCGAAGTTTTGGGTCATCAATCGCCGCTACATGGACCTTTATCCGAATCTTATCCGAATGAAAGTGGGTAGGTTGCCAAAGGCTCTTTTTAGTATTCCAAACACGACCATCTTTGTAAACAATAAGGTTTGTATCTAGGGGGCATGGTTTTGCGTCTGACATAATAGTTCTCCTTCATGGGTGATAATCTCTACTTCGTAATTGCCTTCTGAACCGTCCCAGATGTAGTCTTCTGCTGCGGCTCGTCTAGCATCATTGGGGTCGTCTGCTTCAATAGTAAAAGTGTGGGTCTCTAGTACTGTTACTGTATAAGTCTTCATAATAGTTCTCCATTTGATAAAAAAGGCCACCCCGTTATTGGGATGACCTTAGTATTATAGCTTAGAAGTCCATGTCTGAGTCGTCGCCAACCATGTCAGCATCTACAGCTTGGTTGTCGGCAACTTTGTTTACTTTGAACTCTGTAGGAGCAAAGCCACCTTGCTTTGGTACAGGCTTGTACTCGTTAAGCGTGGTCACCTGTACGCCCATCAGCATAGAGGCAATACCGTCCTTGCCGTTCATGTTGTAGTCATACTGGAATACAGACAAGTTGGCGATAGAACCGTTGCCGATAGTAGCAGGGTCTACGGCTGACAAATCGCCGCCTACAACGTTTACAGGTTGCATATCGGAACCATCACGCTTCTTAGATTTCTTCTTTAAGTTAGCGCGGTAGAATACACCATCGTCGTTCTCGTCTGGAGTAACGCGAAGGTTCTGTTCTTTCCAGCCTTTAGCAACAGCTTTGTCTTTAGTACGAATCTGAACTTCCCATGTTGGGAAATCTTTGTCGAAGCGAGAGTTAGGGTTTGCTGGGTCAAGCTTAGCAAAGAAAAGTTCAACGTTAGACAGAATGATTGTGTTGTTAGCCATGATAATTTCTTCCTTTTGGGATGTGATTGGGATTTGTATTGTGTGTGTTTGGACTAGTATTAGTCATTATTCCGCCCTATTTTGGGCCTTATTTTAATCGACGAAATTCCACTCGCCAAGGTCTTCCATGTAGAGTTCTGCGTAGAATTCGTCGTCAGTCATAGGGTGAACCATGACCTTGATTACCTCTACTACACCATCGGCATCGTAGTCGAGACCAATGATTTTCACAGTATCGATAGTATCGTCGAACTGCACCTTACGGTAAGACTTAGGCAAAGGCGAAGTCGGAGTTGATGATTTCTGAGACATCTAAGTTTCCTTTAGTTGGGATTAAGTGTGTTGCGTCCATCTGTTTAAAGATGTGTTCAAGGGGGTTCATGTCGTATAGCTCTACAAAGTGCCTACGCACATCATAGAACGCCTTGCCCATATTACCAGCGTGACAACCAAAAGAGTCATGCACAACAGTAACTGGGTAGTCTGTATCGTGGATAAACATAGACAAATGTACTGCGTCTAGGCTATGGACGATATTAGGGGGTGCTGACTGGGTTTGCTTATCTTTGTTTAAGGTAGCGTTTTCCCATAGAGTAAACTCTAGTTCCATACGAGTACCGTTATGAGACAGCTTGACAGTCTTTGTAACACCTTTACGATAGGCATGAACAAAAGGTAAACCTGTAATTATCTGGCGGAATGTAATGGGTTTGCCTGTAAAGACTTCACCCTGCTCATCGTGCCATTCACGGTTATTCTCGTGTTCACCCAAGGACTCAAACATGCGCAGCATCTTGGCTGGCCCTTCAAGTTCTCTATAGCAAGTCTCGTAAATCATGTCGCCAAGATAGGCAGACCAAGACTTGTGCTTATCTCTTAAGTAAGTAGATATGTCACGGGTGTCATCGTGTACCTGTTCTACCATACCGTATTTAACAGCACCGTAGCCTAGCGTCATAACAGGGCGCTTAACAGTCTTGCGCCATGTCTTTGGGTTCTTGATGTTGTGCCAGTATAGTGGTGCAAACTTCTTCAAGGCGTCTCTCCTAGCATTACCGAAAGCAGAACGCCTTTGGATGGCTTGAGAGAACAACTCTGAGCGAGAGTTAACGGAGTGCTTGTTTACTGCTTGTTCTAGCTCAACGAAACCGTCGTATAGCTCTTTGAAGGTTTCAGCAGCCCCGTCTTCTTCTAAAAGCCTCTCCGAGTCAACCTTAACTTGACTAATCACTTTATTTGCAATAAACATGTATACATCGCCCGGAAGGTCTTGTGGGACTAAATTCACCAGTGGTGCTACAAGTTCATCTTTAGACATAGCAACCAAGTGCTGAACTCCGTTGTTAGAACCGTCGATATAGATAGGCAAACAAGAAGGAAAGTCTTCTGTGCTGTTGCCTTTTCCAACCCAGTCTTGTAGTAGTTTTAGTTCGTTACAACAAGCAAGGAAACAGAAAGGTTTGTCTGCCTCCATCCAGTCATCATTAATTAGTGGATTGTTAACATAACTTACAATCTTATCAAAGTTATCCTGAACCCACGAAGCCCTGTCGTCAAGAGAAACTTTATCGTTTCCCCACATGTTAGCTGTGTGTACTGATAGCCAGTAGAAACCTTCATCGCCTAGAGGTACAGGGGTGTCGAGGAGTAGAAGCCCCTTGGCGTTGTCTGAAGATTGTTCATGTAGAAACGCAGTATTTGGGTATATGCGACCACGAAAATCAACATTATAAAGATGATAGAAAACATTGTCAAGGTTCCTTTCTGCTAACTTTTCGATAGCTCTCGCCTCTATCTCTAATGATGCCCTCTTGGTGGGGTCTACCTCTTTTCTAAACTTAAAAGGGGTTTTATTAGAGGTCAGGAATGTGCATTTCTTAAAGACATTAAAAACGAAAGGGTTGATACTCCATGCTGTCTTGTTTAGCTTGTTTAAAGTTTCGATTAAGTACTCAGTACCTCCTTGTTTACAAGCGGCAACAGCATCTTCGTGGGGGGCTTTCTTGATAAGCGGATAACCACTCTCATGGTAGAACTTACCAACCACCCAGTCGGCGGGGGCTGTAAGGGTTGGGAACATTTCTGTACTGTCTTCTGCAATAGACTCCATAATACTGTTTAGTGCTTCGGCGTCTTTGACACGAACATGGTAGGATGAGTGTTTGCTTAGTTTTCCGTTCTTCTTCTTTTTACGCTTCTTAATAAGTGATACGATGTCGATGTCTACATAAGTTAGGAATATAAACCAACCAAGATGGATTGCGTCTACTTCGTTAAACCTTAGTTTGTATTTTCTGTTTATACTATTACCAACCGACACTAGTATGTTTGTTAGTTCAGACATAACCTCAATCTTGGTTAGGATGTGTCCGTAAGTAAAGCTTATCATTTCCTGTGGGTCTTTATCAAACAGAGGCCACGCTTTATTACGCTTATCGGGTTTTTCTCCTTTTAAGTCCATAAGATAAACTTGTCGTTCTTTGATATTGTCACACATAGTTCCCATTGTATTCATTAGTCATTCCTTTTAGTTGTGGACTTAGTAAATTAATACTCCACGTTGTTAAGGATAGTATGACACTTTAGCTTTCTTTGATAACACCCATCGCTAGACAGATGATAACAATGATAACAAAAAGAGTCATTAATAGTTCTCCCGAAAAAAAAATATGTTGATAAAATGCCCCACCACCCCGAAGGGCAGCAGGGCTGTTGTTTGTTTTAAATAGCGGTCACACGGCCCTTACGAGCACACAGTCCCGCCATAGAGCGATAGTTCTTGCAAGCAGGTGTGTAATTAACACGGAACCCGCCGTCCTTAGATACACGAGTGACAGTCTTTGTTTTAGAGTTGAACACCATCATGCTTTTCTCTGTGTCATGAACCGCAACAATCCCACCAGAAGTCGGGGTAGTTACGATGCGAGCAACATGCTCATTAAAGCGAGGGGTAGTTGGGGTGTAAGTGTAAACGCGTGGCTCTTTGAACCATACCTGAACTACGTTTTCGCCGTCGAAAGTGTAACCGCTTGATGCTGTTGTGCGTGAAATGTTAGCCATGTGATATTCTCCAATTGGGGTTTACGGACGTTAGTGTCCTATGATGCGGCCCACATGGGGCTACACTTTAAGATATTAATCGTTCTTGACATCTTCGTAGGTGTGACCCCACTTAGCATCAATTGCTTTTACAAGTTCTTTAAAGGAAATCTCCTTAAGGAACTCAGGTGATTTGCGGTAAGCTTTCATTTCAACAGGGGTCATTATGTGTCCTTTCAAGACTTTACTTGTTGTTAGTATCACGCACAGTGCGATGGATGTCGATTAAGCCGCGAGCAACTGTTTCGATACTCTCACGGCGGATACCGATGTCATGCAGGTCAGCATCAGACAGCTTGTGCAGTTCAGTGATAGTGTTGTTAATGTTACGACGGCGACGCAGGGCTTCTGCGATAGTGGTAATCATGTTAGTCATTTTGTTTCCTTTTTCAGTTCAGCTTCATAAGCCTCGTAAGCAGCATCAGCATCACGAGCAGCATCCCAAGCAGCAGCCCAAGAAGCATCACGAGCAGCATCCCAAGCAGCAGCATCACAAGCAG